ATGGTAAACAATATCAGAGCTATTTCAAAAAGGTAAATATAAATATGAAAAGCCCAATAGCCACTGAACAGTCAATTAGAGCTAAACATGCAATTCTGATTGGAGCAACATCTAATGGTGAAAAGGGTATTAAATCACAAGACTTATATGATGTATATGCTTCACAATCATATACTTGTGATGTTGAAATGATGGGTTGCGCATGGGTACAGCCATTAATGTATTTTGTGCTATTAAATATTCCTATGTTTAGGGGTTCATATTTGATTATGAAAGTTAAACATTCAATAAGACCTGGTGTTATGACAACTAATTTCACTGGCTGTCGTATGGCTAATGTTTCAAATACATTAGTAGAAGATATATTCACAGATGGAGGTACTGATGCAACTAATGGAGAATATTCTAGCCTTGAAAGTGATAAACAACTTTTGGCAAATATTGATAACGATTGCCCATATAAGATATATCCATTATGGGAATCTAATGCTTTAGGTGGCGTGTGGGAAGGAGACCAAAAAGGCCCTCAATTCACTGGTTCTACTACCGAAGAAAAGCAAAAGGCTTGGACAATAGCAATGTTTCATGCATGGCTATCTAAAGGGGTTAATAGTGAAATTGCTAAAATAATTGTCGCTCAAGAAGCACAAGAATGTGGCTGGGGTCAATCACAATGTGCAGCTCATAATTATGGTGGATTTATGCCAGGAGGAAAATGTAAAGCATTTAATAGTATTGAAGATTTTGTTGATTATGGAGTAAAAAATGTTTATGAAAAGAATTTTCCAACTGCACTTCAACAAACAAATTGGAGAGATTATTTTAACGTAATTCAAAATATTGGTGGCAAAAACCGTAAAGGCCTTTCATATTGTTCTGATGACCCAAAATATCCAAGCATAAAATGTTCTGGTGATAAATATACAGAAAGTATTATGGGAAAAAATGGTAATGGTGGAACATATAAAAGAGTATGTAAATACTTAAATGGGGTTTCCACAACACCAACTAAATCCACTTCTAAAGAAACTACCGATAAAAAGGAAGAGGATGTTAACACAGCATTCTTTAATGCAATTAATAGGTCAGCACAAGACACTCCATCTATATCAACCGAATTACATGAAATTGAGGTTGATAAACTCGGATATTTGAAGATAAAACAAAAGAATGGAAAAACTGACAAATTGGCAATTGTATTCGACATGATTCTTAACAGTGAGTATTATAATTACGTACAAGAATTAGGTTGGGTATATCCGAATGGTGGTATGCAAACGAGTGTAAACCCAGATGTAATATATTGTAAATTAACACAGAAACCTGAGAACAATGCAAATAAAATTGTTTGGGCTGTTCAATATGGACAAAGTATTGCAACATATAGAAAAAATGAAATACCTACTGGCGAAGGAAGTTCTAATGACTTAATTTTGAAAGCATTAGCTAAGAGAAGAGCTACTGTTGGAAATGACAGTAATTTTAGTAAAGAAGTTCCACAACTTAATGACTTAAGTGGTCTTGATAAATATAAACCACAAGATTGTAATAGCTTAGTAAGTAGCACAGGTGGGAACCCATCTGGGTCTAGAGATAATTCAACTTGGGCTAAAGCTGTTCAAAGTATGGGTAAATGGTATGAAAGCAATATTCACAATTACAATCAAGGTCAATATACCTCATGCTCATTATTGGGTGGACAAAAAGTAAGACATGATTGTAGTGGATTTGTTAGTGCTTGCTTACAGTATTTTGGTGCATTTAAGAAAGGATTTGTAACAAGTTCTAGAGGATTTGTTGGTGATTCTAGTGTTAGTAATATATTAACTAATGGTGGATTCAGACAATTAAAGTTTAGCTGGGATAAAGCACAAGAATATGACATTGTGGCTTTAAACGGTCATGTTGAAATTCTAGCATCTAAGGGTTCTCCAATTAAAGATTGGGGTTGGGGTAGCTGTCATGACGGTAGAAACGGACATCAAGGTATGCCAGCAAATGCTGATAGTAAGAGATATACTAATAATAAGTATTTGAAAATTTGGAGATATTTAGGCTAAATTTTGTTTTTAACATTTTTTTATATATCTTTGCATATATTTTAGAATGTTATGAAAACTTTGGGATACATTGTTACGGATAGGAAACTTAAGGACATAGATGGGTTTGTGGAGCAAGTTAATGATATTTCATTGGCTGACTCTACCAAGCCCATCTTAGTCGTTGGTTGGAAGAATGCCAAGAATTGTGATGGGTATACATCAATATTGGAAAAGCAGCTTGGGAATAATATATATTGGACATTTAGCAAATCAGAAAGTCGCTCCGACTTTGAGGAAGACTTACAGATGTTTTATAATATAATATATAATAATATATTAAATAATATTAATTATCATTATATAGATATATTTAAATTAAAATATAATAAATTAAAAAAGTTATATAGTATTTTGTCTTCTAGGGAAAACAAGAATATTTATATTAGTAATGGTATGGTCTATATTCCATATCAAGGAACTGTTTTAGGCTTGTCTTTGGCAGTTCTAGAGTATTGTGGAATAAAGACAGAGAAAGTCCTTAAAAGGATTAAATCTAATCCAAACAGCACTGTTTTTGAAGACGATAACAAATTTGTATTCAAACTCACAAAACGTTTGGGTAATAAGAAATACGCAGTACCGTATTTCATTTCTAGTTAAAAAGCATAAAACAAAAAATGAGCACAAATGGAATTATAATAGGAACATTCGTAAAGAAATATAAGATTCTATCATTTTTAGAAACTCTTAAACATGGTTTCAAAGTCAATCTAAATAAAGTATTCGTGTATTCAATTGATACAAATAAACTTGAATATCTAGTCACTTTCAAGACTTATGATAAAGAGAGGTTCATCAAGAATCTTAACAATGCTACCGTAATGCACGTCAAAAATGGCTGTTTATTCTCCATTAATGCTCTCAATAAGTTAATCGAAAAAGAGAATTCAGACTCTGACAAACCTAATAATGAATATCTAATCGATTGGGATAAATACAAGGATAAACTTATAATTCAGACGAATGGTGAACTTTCCTTGTCAAACCTATCTAAGATAGAGGATTTTTCAATATTTTTTAATTAATTAAATATTTATAGTAAATAATATTAAAATATTATGGGTAGATTTATTATTAAGCACATTGATAGTAGAAAACCACAAGTTAAGATGTATCCTAGTAATACTAAAAAACTTGTGGAAAAAGAAAATAAAAAAAAAGTAAATGAGCAAGTTATGACAACAAGTGAGAAAATTGCGATGGCTCAGAACGTGCTAAGTGGTACAGACCGTCCTGCATCAGTAAAGAGAGTTAAGAAAGATAAAGGTCTTATTGAGAGAACAGAGAGTTCTAAGACTATTTTGACAGAAGATAATAAGGAATTATTGAACGATTAATACACAAATGGCAACTAACATTAAGTATCTTAAAGAAAATAACTTGTTAGAGGCACATAAACATTTTATGCGTCTCAGTGAGGCATATATACCAACTGTATTACCAGAGGAAGAAATTGAAGAAGCAGGCGAGGATATGCAAGACCCTAACGCTATGGGTGGAGACCCAAATGCTATGGGCGGTATGCCAGCTGATGGAGGTATGCCTCAAGACCCAAATGCTATGGGTGGCGCTGACCCTATGGGCGGTGGAGACCCTAATGCAATGGGAGGACAAGACTCAATGGCAGGAGGTGCTGACCCTAACGCTATGGGTGGAGACCCTATGGCTTGTGGAGCAGACCCAAATGCTCAAGACCCAATGGCTGACCCTATGGGCGGTGATATGGGTGCTGACCCAATGGAAGACCCAATGGGCGATGAACCAGCAGATGATGGCGATACAATTGACATTGATGGTTTAACAAAAGCAGAAGACAAACTTAATGTTAAGCAGAACCACATCGGTAGGGATTTATCAAAGGTTGATAACAGAATATCAACACTTATTGATACCATTAACAATTTATTAACAAAGGTTGATAGCAATAATAGTGAGATTGAATCCCTTAAAGCTGAGTTCGAAAAGAGAAACCCAACACAGACTGAGAAGTTGAACCTTCGTTCATTAGATTCATACCCATTCAATGTGAAACCAAATGAATATTGGGCAGATAAAGCAAAACAAGGTGGATATGAAGCTTATGCAGACAATGACGAACCTACAACAAAGGAATATGTCATTACCAATGACGATGTAGATAATCCGTCTGATGATATTGCGAACACATTCTTCAAGATTGATGACGATGACATTCAGACACTTGAAAAAATGTTCAATATATAATGAAAACAGTTAAGTTATCTGAAGAATCATATAACAAGCTTAAAGATAGACTCATCAATGAGATAAGCTATGGTACTGTTGAACATGCTTATGATAGGATAAATGACATTTTCTGGGAAGTTCGTTCAACTTTTGAGGATTTCTACAGTGCTCTTGGTGATGCAATGTTCAAGGCTAAATATGACAGTCGTGAAGGGGAACAAACAAGTAATCCTTATTTAGAAAAGATTAAAGGATACGCTGACATCATCTATGACATGTTGAATAAGAAGAAAGAGCAACAAGACAAGTTCTTCGATGCCACAACTGGTAAGGTTGACCACAACAAGTTTTTTAAGAGTGATGAAAGTCAAGAAAACGACATAGATGATATGGATTTGAATTATTTACAAAAAAATTTTCCAAAATGAAAATAACTAGATTAACTGAAAGAGACCTTAACAAAATTGTAAAGGAATCTGTAAACAGAATTATTAAAGAAGCTGAAGATGGTGGATGGGTTGTTGATTCGTCTGAAGCACAAGAGGCTTATAATTTAGCCGTTCAAGAAATGGGAGAGGAAACAATTAACAGTGCCATTGTAAGATGTCTTGGTGATGAAGCTTTAGCACAATGCCTTGCCTATATTTTTAGACAATATGATTTTAGAAAATGGCAAAGTCGCTTCTAGTATAGAAAATCCTAGTTTACTAGAAATAAACTGGGATTTTTCTTGTTTTTTACAATTTTTTTTTATATTTTTGCATTGTAAACTTTTAAGCACGTTTTGACGTGCATGTAAAATAATTTTTTTTAACAACATTCAATTTATGAACAACAAAAATTTTAGCGTTAATATTGACGCAGAAGCTGTGAAAACTCAGTATGAACAAGAACAAAAAACTTTTACACCTAAAAAAACTCAATTTAACGAGAAGAATTATTTACAAGCTAGATTGGGTGACAAGGAAACATCAAAAACCTTAACAATTCGTTTGCTACCCTTCTCCCCAGAAGGTGGTAGTCCTTTCAAAAAAGTTTTTATGCACACCGTAAAGGTAAATAAAGAAGTCGCACCTAACGGCTGGAAGACTTTTGTATGTCCTACACACAACAAGAAAGATGGTGAGGTAATGGGTGACGGTTGCCCTTTCTGTGAGACATCAGCAAAGGCAAAGGAGCTAAAGTCAAAGGCATTAGATGAGAGTACAAAGAAGAGATACGGTGACATCGAATTTCTTAATAAAGTTAAGGAAATGTGGATTGTGCGTTGTATTGAACGTGACCACGAGGAAGATGGTGTTAAATTCTGGCTTTTCAACTCTTCAAAGAAGAAGGACGGAGTTTATGACAAGATTATGAACCTTGCGAAGATTCGTGCTGAAGCTGCTGCAAGAAAGGGAAACAATTACAGTATTTTCGACCTTAACAATGGACTTGACCTTATTGTTACACTTACAAAGACAGCAGACAATAAAACATCAATCCAGATTGTAGATGATGGATTTCCATCACCTTTAACTGACGATTTCGACCTTGGAATGAAATGGATTCAAGACGATAAGAACTGGTATGATGTATATACCGTTAAGTCTTACGATTACATGGCAATTATTGCACAAGGTGGTATTCCTGTGTTCAACAAGGAACTTAACAAATATGTTGACAAGGAGGAAATGAATAAGATTAAGGAAGAGGCTGAGAAAAAGAGAATCGAAGAAGAAATTACAGAAGATACTAAGGATTACTCAGCAATAAATGGTAATGGCATCATTATAGATGGTACTACCATGACAGCAGAAACTAAAGCAGAAGAAGTACAAGAAGAAGAGGATTTGCCTTTTTAGAACTAAGCAATGTTACGATTAATATGAACAGATGAGTAAATTATTCTATTATTATGGGTCCATGGCCTCGGCAAAGACGCTGAGGCTATTGAGCACAGCCTATAACTTTGAAGAAAAGAACGTACAGATAATGGTTCTGAAGCCAGCACTAGATACTAGGGATGGTGAAGGAATTATACGTTCTAGAGCAGGTCTTGAGCGCAAATGTGTGATGATTGACAAAGACATGAATCTATACAAGGCAATCAAGGCTTATAAAAATGTTTTGGCTGCACAGTTTGAAACACTTAAATGGGTTATCATTGATGAATGCCAATTCCTAACTGAAGACCAAGTTAATCAATTATCAGATGTGGTTGATTTTCTAGATGTAAGTGTTATGTGTTTTGGCTTGAGAACCGATTTTAAATCACAGCTATTTCCAGGTTCAAAACGCCTTTTTGAACTTGCTGATGATATTGAAGAGATTAAATCAACTTGTGAATGTGGTGATAGAAAAACATCAATAAACGCAAGGTTTGACGAGAATGGTGAAATTGTTACAGAAGGTAGTCAAGTTGAAATTGGTGGAAACGATAGATACAGAGCCATTTGTAGGAAATGCTGGAAAGATAAAGTTAGAGATAAAATCAGTAAATAGATATGGGTGATTTTTATAACAAACATACAATATATGATTTATTTGAAGATTTTTTATTAACAGAAAGTGGCGTTTTTAAAACTGAAACACCATCATTAAGATTTTTAAGAGAAAGTCAAGGAATCATAGACAATTATTATATGATAATTGACGAAATTTATGGCGAATTAATAAAAGTAAAAGGAATGCCTTATGATTCGAACATTTCATATCTAATTTATAGATTGAGGAATTATGAAATTAAAACAGAGTGCTTTATTAAAACGGTTAATATTAATGTATTGGCTGGAAAAAAAGGTTTAAATTATCATGGAAGCTATTTTATCAATGATTATGACAATGCCAAAATTTCCAAAGATTTGAAATTAGATGATGTGAAAATAACAATTGGGATTACAAATGATGATTTGAGAACAAATGAAAGTAAAAACGAATTTTTTATG